TTCCAGCTATGATAGTACCTACAGTTGCAGTACAAGTTGAATACACACTTACTTCAGTTGGGGTCAAAACCATATATATACCCCCACATGTGTCTCATTGCAAAGTTCTAGGTGGGCTTCTTTGTAGTGAAACCCACCTAAAAACTTTTTATGCATCATTCAAGCACACCTTCAGATTCATTCCATAGCACGGGGCATCTGGTAAGCTTCCCATGAAGTAGGTCCAACTCCAGCCTGAGTAAAGACAATGCTTCCATCAGCTTTCAGGAATCTAGCACTCTCAAATTCATGCCCACCAATCACCACACTTGCCTCAGTACCCACAGTAATTGATTTTGCACCCTGCCCAACATCAGACCACCCATCACCAGCACCAAGGCTCAGTGTAACGGATGCAGTAGAGTTAGCATTAGCAACACGAATAACGAGTGTGCTAAAATCAAGTGCAGACTGTGCAGTCGTAGCAGAAATGGTCATTGTTTCACTAGAAGCAATAGTACCAGAAGCAGCAGTAATAGCTGCACCACCCAATGATGCAGTCGTAACTTTCAAAGTTCCATTCGCCATAATTTATCTCCTTTTTATCAACCAGCCGCTTCAGCAACATGCATAGCAAGCAGTGCTTCGGGTCTTACAACTTTTGCACCATACACATACAAACCCTTCACACCTTGGTCAAAATAATCCTCACGCTCAACTGGTTTAATCTTTGCTACCTGACCAGCATATGAAATTGCAGAGCGAACACCAGCCATCACATGATAGGTAGTGGAATCATAGGCAACATTGTTGGAAACAAGAATGTTCTTGAAACCAAGTGCTTCACCAACATACCCATTGATGATAGTATCAGGCCCAACTTTCGGAACAGCAGTTGCAGAAATACCACCAACTTCAGCAAGCAGCAATTTCTGATGAAGCCAAGGCGGAATAACAATCCATCTATCAGCAGTTGGTACATTCGACTCATCAAGATAACGAGCAGCATACGAAAGCACCTCAATGACATTTGCAGAAGAAATAGACTTTGCTGAACTAGGAGAGCCAAGATTGGTTGCATTTATAACACCAGCACCTGCCCACAGACTAGCAATGTATTTATCAATTTCATCACGAATTGCATACGCAGCTTCATCCATTGCAGCGTTCATTATTTTGGGGTTCATCTGTGCTGTATCAATATCATCAATTGCAAAGCTAAAAGATTTAGCCTGGTCAATCAATAGCACTTTCTGTGCAGAAGTAAGTGCCTGCCATGTCAATGCACCATATTTCGTATAATCACTAACAGTAATAGAACCAATCTCATTGATTTTTACTGTATCACCATATCCAGTAATCTCACCTTCATAATCATTATTTACAACAGATGCAAAAACAAGGGCTTTTCTCAGCCGAACAAGTAGTTTTGCACTCCAAATCTGTGGTATAAAATTCTCCAAACCCATAGTTTACTCCTTTATTTATCTTCCAATAACTTTATCCAGTTCCCCAGATAATTCCATTTGCTCCAATTCTCTTGGAGAAAGCTTTGATATATCAATTTTCTGCTTGTCCTTCTCACCCGAACCAGGTTTCGGTGAGTTCTGAAGCATATAATCATTGATTGCTTTTTGCTTCAATTCTTCTTCCTTCTTCTTAAATCGTTCAAGATACAATTGAGCGGCTTCGGGACTCTCAAAAGGAATCTCAAGCAAAAACTCTGGTTCAACACCATACTTATGCCCAAGTTCAGCTATTCTCCTTTCTCGAATCTCTTTCTGACGAGCCTTTTCAGACTCTTCAAGTTTCTGCTCAATCTCTCTGATTCTTTTCTGTTCAGGAGTTTCCTCTGGATGCAGTTTAGCCATCTCATCTGCAAGCCTTTGTTTGAACTCCGCTTCATACTTTGCAATCTGTTTTTCATCATGGGTTTTGATTGCCTTAGTAACTTCACGGTCAAACACAGGCTGAAGCAATGCCCTTCCTTCCGGTGTCTCAACAAATGAAACAACTTTCTCAGGCTTTACAGGCAAACCAGAAGCAAGTTCATCAAGATAGGCTTTTACTTCTTCATTTTCTGCATTTGCAGTAAAAAACTCTTTTACGTCAGCTAATGTAATGTCCATACTAAAATCCTCCCCTACACCTTGTGTGATTTAGGAGTAGCAACCTTCTGTATCTTTTTCATTGGTCGCCCAACTTTTCGTTTTTCAGCTACAGAAGTTTGTTCCAAATCATTTGACAAGTTGTTTTCGAGCGGAACAGTTCGCTCTTCCTTAATCTCAACAGTTGGCTCCACTATGGGGGCACTCTGCCGAGCTAAAGATTCAAGTCGTCTTGCACGAGCTTGCAACTTTCGTTGCCGTGCTTTGTTCATACCCACCTCTCTTCTTAAATTGGTATTATATCATACTTTCACTATATATGAAAGTGGCTCACTACACTAATTTTCAGTGCTACTCTTTGACATTAGCTGAAACAATTTTGTTCGTTCAGTCTCAACTTCTCTCTCATATCTACTTATTTTGTTAAATAAATCAGTTTCCTTGTTTGTAGCTTGCTGTTTTTCATCCAATGCTTTCTTCCATTCTTGTCGTAGTTTAGCAAGCTCTACTTCATACCCCTGCAATCTTTCAACTTGTGCTAATACTTCATCTGATAGCATCATTTGCTCCTTTTCTTTCGTGTTTTCTTTGCAACACCTTTGATAGTTCCTTTATTTTCTGCTGCATAGAAAACTTGNTCACCNTTTTTCTCCCCATATTCTTTGATAAAAGCGGCCTTTATCTTCTTTCCTTTCTTTGTAAGTGGCATAGTCATCACCTCTTCTTCGCTCTCTTTTCTGCAATGTCAGGATGGTAGGTATTTAGCCATGTATTGTAGTCCATATACTCAATAATCCCCTGNTCTTTTGTTCTTCGCAATTCTGGCTTNTACCCNGNAGGNGAAAANATNNNNANACANCGNCAATNANNNCNCTCTTCAGGTGGTAGCCCTTCCCAGCCAGGATANGGNGCACGATANGNACCAGGCCCATCAAAAAAGCCATCTTCACGCTTTATCTTTCCATCCATTGCAGCATGAGTTTCACGAGTTTTCAAATCAAGCACAGCAGACCACACAATACTTCCTTCAACACCCATCTGCATTGCTTTCAAATAAGCATCATCTGCACCATGATTCAATGCTGCCATTCCTTCTGTACGAATTATCTTCAGCGCACTATTATAGGAAATATCAANAGCATGTTTCAAATCATTCGACATAGATTCAAATGACTTTCCTAGCTGAAGCCCATTCAATAATGCTTGNCGAAGTTTCAATTGTGCTTCTACTGGATAATTCTTCAATGCTTCCGCATAAAACTTATTTGCTTTATTTGCAATGGAAAACAGCTCAAGAAGTACTTCTTTACTTACAATTGAAATACCAATATGTGCACCTATAGAATTATCAACTATCCANTGAGCAAGATTGAATGATTCTGCATATTGNNCTGGAAGNAANTCTTTTATAGTCTTAATGTTTTCCTTCACTGCTGGAAGTAACCTATCAAGCATCTGCTTTTCCATAACTGAGTAACGGTTATACTTCTCAACATCAGCAAGTGATAGCTTCCCATTCACTGCAAANTTATCATAAATAAGCTGCATCTCACCACGCATCTCATTCAATGCTTCGAGGAGTGCTTGTTGCACTTGTTGTTCATACTGTCGTTCTTTCTTCATCAATTCTTGAAAAGAGAACAACAGCATTGTAGAAAGTTTTGTCATATTACAGCTTCAACCACGGCTTCTTGTACTCAATTCCATCAAAATATGCTTGATATTCAGTAGTATCTACACCTCTTCGCTTGAGTTCATTGATATGAATATCAACCATCTCAGGGAAAAGNGGTGGGTCTTGTATCTTCANCTCTTCAATAGATGCCTTAATATCATCAACTGACATAAATGAAAGAGTTGTAGCTCTGCTATCTACTGCACGTTCAATACCAACTTTGTTTCGAGCTACATATTCTTCATATGCTTTCTGTTTTGCTGCAAGAATTTCCTCATCAGACAGTTTCACTTCAACAGTAACTTCTGGTTCCTTTTGAACTTCTTCAACAGGCTGCACAATAGCATCTTCCGAAACTACATCCGTTTCCTCAACAACTTCTGGTTCAACCACAATATCATCTGTTTCCTTTGCTTTCTTTGCCATAGCTATTCTCCTTTATTCCAATGGTAAATGATGTTCTTGATATTGAGAAAGAATAAATTGCTCAATATCTTCCAATATTTTCACTGTTTCATCCTGCATATTTGTTTCATACTTTAGTATATTGTGTATATGCTCCCGTATTTCAAGTAATGCAAGATAATAACCTGTTGCATGAGCATATAATTGAATATCATCTTCATCATATGCAACAAATGTTGCTGTTGGTTGATTGATAAATATTTGGCTTTGTGATTCGTTTAACTCATCATCTTCTTTATTCAATTAGTGTTCCTCCATTTGATAAGGATTCATCCACAACTTGCTGGCTTTCATCAATAGGTGGATTCTGTTCAAATGATTTTGACAGTTCATTTACTAACTGATTCTGCTCCACAGTTGGCATCATTCGCATTGCATCCTCATCTTGCCGTTTCAATTCCTCCTCAACATCAGGAATAACATCATCGGGCATAATATCAGCAATTACATACCTACTGAATCCAGCCGCCTTCATCATACTTGCAGTATTTGCAAACTCTTGCAAGTTCAATGGAGAATTGCGCTTATGACTTATGTTGATAGCACTATAATCACCATAAGCTCTTCCAAGTTTCTTGTAGATGATGGAAATAAGCCTAATCCTCTCATACAANCCAACATCAAAATCAGCTTCAGCATCAGAACAGACATTCTCAAAATCAAAGAGTAGTCGCTGTATGGCAATGCCTGATGCTCCTGTAAACTTCTCACCAGCAAAATCNGGAACGTGTGATTGTGTATGAATCTGTTTCTGTACAAACTGTGTCATAAACTGAATGAANCCAAATGGAATGTCTTTCATCAAGAACTTCACATCAGAATCTTTATCTTGAAGTTCAAAGACTCGATATCGTTTCAGTTTTGCAAGTGCTTGTGAAAATGCTCCTGGTTCCTTTCGTTTCAGTGGGTCAACCAAACTCATTTTCTTCAGTATAAGATATGCATTTGCAAACCTATCAAATTCATTCATACTATCTGAAAGCAGAATATCATAGCAGTCAATGAGGGGCATCACAGGTTCAATCAAACCCATCATCTCATCACCAAAGTAATATGCAACAACTGGCACTTCACCAAAGAAGTTTGGAGCACTCTTTACAAACTTCAAGTTCCAATTACCACCACTATCTAGTTCACGAGTATAAATTTCAATAGTATCAGCATAGTACACTTCAACAATATCCTGATTATCAGAGACATGGTAATATCTAATGGCAACAACTTTCTTTGGTTCAGAGCTATAGTCATAGAGCAGTATCATCTGCCGTGGGTCAATTGTTATAAACTTCACTTCTGCATTCATGTTCAATGTTTTTGCATCCATTACCCCATCAATGTAGAGAAGTTCATAGCTCACACCAAAAATACCTGTATTTCTTCCTGCCCTGCTTGTCTTGATATGCTCATTGTTAATTCTGAAATTCTTCATCAACTCAACAAAAAACTGTTTATTATCCAACTTTTCAGTAAAACTTAATTGTTCACTTACTGGTATCTTGTTTTCAAGGTTTCCATCAACAGTATAGTCTTCTACATCTATTGGCTTATAGGTGATGTACTTTGGCCGATAGGCATATCCAGTAAAGGTAGTAATAATCTTTCTTCCATAAGGAATTGGAATCTTGTTATCAGGCACATTCTTATTGCTTGCAGTATCATCAAAAGAATCTTCACTCTTTGAGGAAGAAACACGTGGTGCTTTTCTGCCAAGAATTGTTTCATTTTTTCCTTGATAATACTGCCACAATGTATTAAATCTAGGAACCTCGGTATGTTCATATTGTGTAATATAACTCAGAATATCTTCTGGCAACAGCCTTGTTTTGTTCGTTTTCCAAATACCCATAGTATAGCTCCTTATTATAGTATATGCTTTCTCTACAGCCCAAGATAGCCCATTATGTCAAATCCATAATCAACAACACTACTTCCGTAAGCATTCTGATGCCAGTATGGCTCCGTACCAAAACGCACACACGAAATCGTATCGTCATTTACTTCAACAAATTCTTCAGTTGGGNTTCCATTTCTATCTTCTTTCCTCTTGAATGTCTGTATTTCCCGTGCAAGGTTTGGGCAATTTGTCTTATGAATGTGAATTAAAGGAACTGAACAAAGAAAGTTTATACCATAACCCAATGACCCAGGGCCTTTCACTGCTGGTTCAACATGATACCCAGCTTCCTGCCATTCCTTTATTCTATCAGGTTCGGCACTATCAGCAATAATTCTGAAGTAGTAAGCTCTATCTCCCCAGTAATCTTTTGCTGCCTGAATAAATTCAGTGTTTGTCCAGCCTTTGCCATACAACTCATCAAATACATACATCTCGCCATCTCTGAACCCACCACGTTCTATTGCTGATGCATGGGCAAACCCAAAGTCCATGCCAGTAAACACATTCTCAAGGTCATCTTCTCGATAATCAAAGTCCTCTATCACAAAGTTTGTGAACACTCTATTGCCATACACACCCCATTCACCTTCTACATAGACCATTTTGTAGTAAGGGTCAGTAATGGCTTCAAGTTTTGCTATTGTTTCCTTATCAAGAAACTTGTTATCACGATAGGTNCTCCTATGTGTCAGCACTGTATCATCTTGCTTATCAAAAAACCGCTTTTTTACCCAATGTTCAATCCAAATTGGGTTCATCGTCAGTGTTTCCTGCTTTACAAAATCAGTTTCACCACGTAATCGCAAATGAAGCTGGTTATAGTCGTCTTCGGTTGCTTGGTCAGCTTCTTCCAGCCAGAAATCAGTAGCATTATAGATACTTTTCAGCTT